TTCAGGCAGATCGTCAACAATCGGCATATCCGTACGGACAGGCTTGGCGTAGTCCTTACCGCGGCCAGTTTCGATTTCAGCGTCTTCCAGCGCGACATCGAGCGTCAGGGCGGCGCGCGCTGCACTTTTGGCAGTGAACCAAATCACCGCATCTTTCTTGCCAGACTTCTGACTGGCCTTAAGCAGATGGAAAAATTCCATGTCAGATCCTCATTTTTGGATGTAAGATCCCCGGGCCAGAGATAGCGCCCATTGGGTGTGTTTTTGGTTTTGAGTAGTTTTCCGGTGTACTTTGGTCGGTGGCACCGGACGTAGACCCCGCCTTGCGCGGGTTTTACGTTAGGCTTCGTGGGCCATCTGGTCGTACGAAGCGCAACGCTTAGAGCAGTACTCTTTTTCTTTCCGCGCCAGCCGATTACCCTGGAGGAATATCAGCTCGCTTTTTACCGGCTCGCCTTCAACTAGCTTGCCGCAATAACCGCATTTGGTCTGCATAATCACTCCTCAGAACTTAACCGTGGTTTCCGCTGGTACTTCGTCACTGCGGACGATCCGTTCTACCGGGTAACAATCTCCAGAAACCTTCTGTTCGATAGCGGCCTGCTCGCATTGCTGCTGGCTGTCATAGACATCGAGAACGACATCCTGAAATTCACCATTGGTCATGCCGATGGTCAGGACGAGTGCGAATAAGGGTCCCATCAGTGTGTACCTGCCGGAACCAGATGCGGTTCAATATTACGTGATGCATACGGTCGGCGGATGTGGCGCAGATTTCCCTGCGGTTCGTGCCAGTACATGCCTTCGCTGTAGTTAAAAGAGACCAGCCATGCTGCGCCGGTACGTTGGTTGCGCATTGGAACGGCGCGACCGCTGTTTGGTACTGCTGGATTAATTTTCATCTCAATCACCTTTTTGCCCTTGTCGCCAGGCTGGCGGAACATTTCTTTAACCTGATGCGCGTTATTCACTCCACCTCATCCGACTATTCGTATGCCGTCGGCGGCTACTTCGTGGGCTCCATGCCTGGGTGGTTCGTGGTGCGTCTTGGTAATGCTAGTAAACCACCACTTTACTAAATGGTCAAGCATTGAAGTGATAAAAAGTACAGTAATGCTTTACCTTGGTGATTTGGAGTATGAAATTGAGTGATGGAATGCAAAAAAAATCCCGACGCTAAGGTCAGGATTAGGGAGTTCGAGGTGGTAGTTTGGCAGCGGAATTGGTGCGCTAGGATATAATAACCCGGCGCGTTGGCCGGGTTATTTGTGGAAGAATATTTCCAGTATCTTAGGTATTGCCGGTATAAGTTGCGCGAAAACTACTGCGCCAACAACCCATAAGATAATTGAATTCTTTGCGTCGCTTACATCTGTCTTTGTTGCATAGTTAGAACGCATAACTGCAATGTCGGTTTTCATCTGCTGGACATCTTTTTCAAGATCCTTAACTCTTTGCAGCATATCGCTACCTCCACCGTTTCCATCACCATGCCCAATAGTATGAGGATAATGTTCGAGTTCATCAATGGGTAGCCCTGTAGTAATGTTCACAGCCTGAACCATCAATCGGTCTCCTGGGGAGTCATGGTGTTAGAAAGCCAATTTTTCGCAATGACAAAATGCGCGTCATGATGGTCTATCAGGAGGCCATCGAATTTATCTTCAACCCTACCTGAATAAAGATTTACCCTAATAGTGTACAAACCTTCGCTATGGATATTTATATTTTCCAAGTAAGCAGTAGAAATTGCTACAAAATCATCACGATCGGAAACAGATGTTCCAAATAATTGACTGTCTATCGCGGGCCTCCCGTCGGGTAGAAGCGACTCACCCTCGTGCAACACGTCAATAGTAAAGCTGTAAGCTCTTCGGCTATTCAAAATCAACCCTGCTGATACATAAAAACTTAATTTGGCTGGGAAATCATTAATTTTCCAGCCAACATCAGGCATGAAAGGCCCATGAGCAAGCATTCCTGACCTGATAAAAGTTGGGTATGCAAAAGAAATCTTAGGGTGGTCATTTGCTTTCATTATTGTTGCCTAATTGAGTAATCTCTTTACCTGCTATCCGCCGATCAGAACACCTTAATCACCCTGCGACCTGATCCGCCCTTTCATGTACCTCTCGTACAACTCATCCAACTCCTTCAGGCGAAGCGCAAAGATGCGGAGCATGTTCTGTTGCTCTTCTTCTGGCAGCTGGCGGTAGAGCTCCAGCAAGCGCTGTTCGTCCGGCTTAAGCCCGTCTTTCTCTCCGACGTCCTCACCGAGTAACCACGGCACCGATACGCCAGCTGCGTCTGCAACAGCTAAGGCTGATTCTTTGCTGATTTTACCGGTTCGAAACCACCCGGTTACCGCCTGCTTACTGACGTTAGCAACCTTGGCCATCTCTGTTTTTGAGAAGCCTTTGCCGTTCAATTCAGTCAGCCTGGAAATAAGGCTCTGGTTAGGATCTTTTTTATTCATATATGGATTGTAAACAATAGCTTTACCAGTTGATAGGCAGGCATGTATTGACTCAATGGTAAATTGGTGCTTTACTTTGCTCACTTAAGGAGGTCCTATGACTGGTATTGAAAATGCAATTCTCCGATCTGGCTCAGCCAGCGCGCTTGGCGCTTTGATCGGCGTTTCAAAAATGGCCGTTTCACTGTGGCGCCGCAAAGGTATTCCTGCCGAACGAGTGCTGCCAGTGTTCGAGGCTACAGGCGTAACCCCCCACGAACTGCGCCCTGATCTCTACCCAAATCCCACTGACGGTTTACCAAAGTAGGAGTGTTAACAATGCAAACACTTTCTTTTCAACAGAATAACAGAGCGCCATCAGAGCGCCTGATATTCCAGTATCACCACAACGAGGCATCGGATGGTAGCGTTGACCACCGAAATTTATGTGCAGCTGTACGTGCCTGGGCTGCAGACGAGGGGCGCCTGGTCGTTGCACTGCAAATCAAAGAAGTTGCGGAGGAGATGATGATTCAGGGCATTGATCTCAACATTCAGCCGGGCGTTTGGAATGTGAAAATGTTTCGCTGGTTGGACAACAAAGAGAACTCGGCAGCATACCGTGCGAACGTCGAGCTGCTGGCCCCGGCGATTATCTTGGCGTTACCCCTGGCGTATCGCGATCGCGTTGTTCAGCTCGATGATGTCGCGCTTCGAATCGCCAGAACGGTGAAGGAGGACGCTGAGGCTATTCAGGCCGTCATGCTCAAAGCGCCAAAGCAGGTTCGGTTGAAGGAGATCAGCGAAAAGATTGTCGCCAGCTTCTATCTGGATGGCCCGGACTCTGTGGCGCCATTGATGGCCATGGTTACAACGATGCTGGGGGCTGTATGACTGAGTCAAAAAAGGCGAAAGCCGCGGTGCTACAACACCAACGGCTTTCGGGTGCAAAAACTGAGCGTAATTGCGGAGAACAGTATGCCAAACATGGCTGAAGTTATCAATTTTCCGATGAGAACCGAGCAAGCAGGAGGTCCTATGGCCGACCTGTCCAACGGGTACACCAGGATCGCCAACGAGATTCAGAAGCTGAAGCCGCGCCTGCGCATGTCAGGCCGTGAATGGCAGTGCCTGGAAGCGGTGATCTGGCTGACCTACGGATGGAACAAGAAGCAGGACCGGGTTACGAATACCGTAATTTCTGGCCTGACCGGGCTGGCAGATACCCATGTTTCTGATGCGATCAGCTCTCTGGCTGAGCGTGGAATTATCTTCAGTAACAAGCAGGGCGTGATGAAAATTGTCGGTATAAATACTGACCTTTCTGCCTGGATTTTAGACAAACCGAAAACGGGAAAACTCTTCCCGAAAACGGGAAAATCCTTCCCGAAATCGGGAAAAACCTTCCCGGAAACGGTAGACACCCAAGACTATAACAAAAACAATATTAAAAGATCTTCGTCAGAGAATTCTGTCGAATCCTCCGACGACCGTCTGAAGAAGTTTTTATCAGCTCATCCTGAAGCAGTGATTTACACCCCCAATTTCACCAAGTGGGGAACTGCAGCTGACCAGCAGTGCGCAGAGTGGATCCTCGCTCTGCTCGAAAAAGTTAAACCCTTCCCGAAGAAACCCAACCTGATAGCCTGGGCCAATGACGTTCGCCTGATGCGCGAACTGGACGGCCATAACCATCGTGAGATTTGCGAGCTCTTCCTGTGGGCAAGCAAAGACGCGTTCTGGCACGCCAACATCCTCTCTCCTGCAAAGCTCCGCGCTAAGTGGGACACCCTGAGCCTCCGGCGCGATGCTGGCGGATGCCGTTCAACCGCCGTTAACACCAACGGCATCGACTTCAACAACACAGACTGGATTAATGAGGTGTTCAATGGAACGGCTATCTGAGCAACTTCAAAACTGCGATCGCGATAACTTCCGCCAAATCGCTCAGGGCATACCTGAGGTTCCGACAGAGCGACCACAAGCCGAACAGACGGCTGAAATCTTTAATGCCCTGTTCAGTGCGCTGCGCGCTGCGTTCCCGGCGGCAATGGCTGGCTTTCGTGAGCAGAGCGATTTCAATGAGCTTCGTCGTCAGTGGGCGCTGGCGTTCCGCGAGAACGGGATCACCACCATGGAGCAGGTCGCCGCAGGCATGCGTGTTGCCCGTCGCCAGGAAAAACCATTCCTGCCGTCGCCAGGGCAGTTTGTCGCCTGGTGCAAAGAGGGCGGCAATCTGCTGGGGTTCAGCGTCGATGACATCATGACCGAATACTGGAAATGGCGCCGCCTGGTGTTCCGGTTCCCGACCAGCGAGCAATACCCGTGGTCAGCACCGGTTCTGTACCACATCTGCATTGAGCTTCGCCGCCAGAGTACGGATCGCCAGATGACCGAGAAGGAGATGCGGCAGGCTGCCAGTAAGCTTTTGTCTGGCTGGGAACAACGGTTCGCTGACGGAAAACCCATCCCGCCAGTTCGCCGCGCTCTCGCCGCGCCTGTCAAGTCAAGCGGGCCCACACCAGCGCAAATGCTGATGGAGCAGTACAAGCAGCGAAAAGCCGCTGGTCTGGTTTAAGGAGATCCTCATGGCAAAACCCAAAACGCATAGCGAGCGCACCCTGTTCATCGCCTGGATTATCGAGCTGGTGAAAAAGCATGGCCGCGCAACGACAAACGATGTCGTCGCCATTTTCGGCCTGCA